GTGTTGCACTTCCATTAGTACGAAGAATCTTTGGCGAATTATCTGCAAAGGAATTCGTTTCGGTTCAACCAATGAACCTTCCATCAGGACTAGTATTCTGGTTGGACTTCAAATATGGTGGAACTACATTAGATACATTAGGTAAAGGACGTCACGTAGAGGCTGATTCTTTATTTGGAAACACAACTTCAAAAGGTAAGGCAAACTTATCAAATGCATTATACAGCTCAGGAGAATCAACTGGTTCAACTGCTGGTGCTGGTGGTGGATATTCATTAGCTAAGAAAACAGTTAATGTTGTAGACGCTGATTTATCTTCAGGTGCATTAAACCTTGTAGGTATGACAGCTACTGACCCAACTGATGTTGATTACGATTTAGCTGGTGCGTTTTATATCGTATCAGGTACTCACGTAATGACTGCATCTGCTTATGACGGTGATACTACAGTAACGTTTACATTCTTAACAGGTTCTGCACAAAACGCATCTTGTCCAGGAACTGGTGGTACTTTATACTACTACAAGAATACAGCTACTGCAAACCTTAGAGGTGACTTCGAAGATAGAGATATTGCTGAATTAGGTAATAGTGGAAACACTGGAACTGATTTAGAAATTCCAGAATTAGAAGTTAACTTAGTTAACGAGGCTCTAGTTGCTAAGACTAGAAAGCTGAAAGTTAAATGGTCGCCAGAATTCGCACAGGATTTGAACGCTTACCATTCAATCGATGCTGAAGCTGAATTAACATCTATGCTGTCTGAATACATTACAATGGAAATCGATTTAGAAATCCTTGCAATGTTATCAACTGCAGCAAGAGCAGGTGGATTCACTACTGACTTCGCAGCAGCTGCACCAACAGCTGGTGAAACTTACGGTGATGCTTTCGCTCAATTAGGTATTAAAATGAATGCTGTGTCAAATGCAATTCACCAGTCAACTATGCGTGGTGGTGCTAACTTTGCTGTGTGTTCTCCACAAATTGCAACTTATCTAGAGTCAATCGCTGGATATGCTGCTAATACTGATGGAACAGCTGCAAACTTTGCAATGGGTGTATCTGCAATCGGTTCATTATCGAACAGATTTACGATTTACAAAAACCCATATTGGACAGGTAAGGAAATTTTAATGGGATTCAGAGGAAGTCAATTCCTTGAAACTGGTGCTGTATTTGCTCCATACATTCCATTAATCATGACGCCACTTGTTTATGACCCAACTAACTTTACTCCACGAAAAGGTGTGATGACAAGATATGCTAAGAAAGTTGTAAGAAACGACTTCTATGGTATTATTACTGTTGACGACGCTGTTGATTGGAGAAACTTAGGTGGTTTACCTACATAATAGGTAGATAACTTATTAGTTGTTTATATTAAAGGCCCTTCTTCGGAAGGGCTTTTTTTATGTCTAGCATATTTATACTAAAGAAATATGGAGTAATGTTATGGCCAAGCAGAATATAGAAAAAACACCACCCAAAGGTAATGTACGATTCTCACTAACTTTATCAGAAGAACAAAAAGCAGCAAAACAAGCAATACTACACCATCCTTATAATTTTATTGTAGGAAAAGCAGGTAGTGGTAAAACATTGCTGGCATGTCAAGTGTCTTTGGATATGTTTTTTAAGAGAATGGTAAACAAGATTATCATAACAAGACCAACAGTGTCGACAGAAGATAATGGATTTTTACCTGGCTCTGAAAAAGAAAAAATGGAACCTTGGTTAGTACCTATTAGAAGTAATATGAGAAAAGTTTATAATAAACCTCTTATATTAAAGAAAATGGAAGATAATGAAAATATAGAATTAGTATCATTAGCACATTTTAGAGGTAGGACATTTGAAAACTGCGTTGTAATAGTAGATGAATTTCAGAATTTAACAAGGTCTCAATTAAGAATGGCTTTAGGAAGATTAGGTAAAGGTTCGACAATGATATTTTGTGGAGATAATCAGCAAATAGATTTGAAAGATAAAAATTATTCTGCAATGCATGATGTAGCAAAATTAACTTCATCAGAATATGTTTATAAGAGAATACTATTAGATAATCATAGACATCCAGCAATTGATGAAGTATTTGAATTGTTAATGGGTATGTAAGTTAAAGAGCTATGTACTTGATATTTATATAAAACCATAATTGAGGGAGAAAAATGAATATAACTATATATGACGGTTCAGCAAGTTCACCATCAGGTAGCACACCATTTGGATTATATGATACAGATTCAATATATTGTTCTGCATCAGCTCAAACAGCAGACTGGTGCGCTAGAAGACTAGGCTATCCTGTCACTGATATAGAAATGAGAGATGAGCAATTCTTCGCTTGTTTCGAAGAAGCTGTCACTGAATACTCATCACAAGTAAATAGATTTAATATAAGAGAAAATCTGTTAAGTGCAAAAGGTAATTCAACAAGCTCAAACTTTACGCATCAAGCAATAACTCCTAATCTAGGTAGACTTATTGCACTCTCAAAGCAATATGGTACTGAAGTAGGTAGTGGTGGTTTGGTGGACTGGAAAACGGCTCATGTACAAACTGTATCAGGCTCAAATGGTTGGGAACAAGAATATGATTTGAATTCTGTACTAACAGGCTCTAACGGCTCGGCTATAGATGCCGATATAGAAATAAAAAGGGTATTTCATCAAAAATCACCAGCACAAGCAAGACATTACGACCCACAATTTGGTTCTCAACTTGCACTAAATTCATTTGGTTGGGGAGGTACAATGGCAGGTATATCTTATTTAGCAATGCCATTATATGATGACCTTCTTAAAATACAGCAAGTTGAATTTGACGATACAATTAGAAAATCTGCATATACTTTTGAGTTAATAAACAATAAGCTTAAAATACATCCACAACCACAATCTGAATATAAATTTTATATACAGTATATGGAAGTTTCAAGTAGAGATACATTGATAACATCATCATCGGTATCTGATTTTTCTAATATGGGATACGATAATATGACGTATTCAAATATAAACGACCCAGGTAAACAATGGATTAGAAAATATACACTTTCATTAGTTAAACAGGTATTAGGTTCTGTTAGAAGTAAGTATTCTAGTATTCCAATTCCTGGAGCAGAAACAACATTAGATGGCGATACATTAAGAAGTGAAGGAGCAGCAGAAGCAGAAGCGTTAATTGCTCAATTAAGAGAAGATTTAGAAGCTGCATCTCGTAGAAATCTAATGGAGAAAGAACAGGAAATAACAGATTTTCAACAAGGTATGCTTAATAAAGCACCTCTTAATATATACGTAGGATAAAATGGCACTATTTGGTTCAGCAAGAGATATAAGCATGTTTAGACATGTTAACAGGGAATTACTCAATGAGATAATTGATACTCGCTGTGATATATTTAAGTATTCTATATTTGATACTAACGAAAATCTTTATGGTGAAGCACTAAAAAAAGTTTTCAAGCCTGGTGTAAGAGTTGCAGGTCTTATAGAAAAAGAAAGCAAAGAATACAATACAAAAGAATTTGGTTCGACTTGGACCAGAAAAGCTAAATTTAGTTTTTTAAGAGATGACCTGCTATCGTTAGAAGGAAGTGGTAGTAGTAATTCAACTGCACCTAATGCAAATGAACAAATAGCAAATATATATTTGGAAGTAGGCGATATAATATATTGGGACAAGCAATACTTTGAATTAGATGAAGTATCTTCAGGTCAATATCTATTTGGTAAAAATCCCGAATCATCTTTACCACAATCATCGACAGGTGTAGGAGACGAAGGCAGTGAAACGGGATATGGAGCAAGTTGGTCAACAATATGTACAGGCCATGTAATGAGAAAAAGCAAAATAAACACAGTAGAAAATATACGCTCAGGATATGACGAATATATAAAAGGAGCAAAACCACAACAGCAGCGAGGAGGCTTATATGGCTAGGAAAGAAGAGATACGAAATACAGATAGAGCTAGTCAAATAAGACGAAATGACGATATAAAAGATTTATATGTAAATTTATATGATGTAGATACAGTTATCAAGTATTATTTCGACAATGTTATTAATCCTACAGTAGATGATGGCGATGAAATTGTAAATGTTCCTGTTATATATGGTTCACCTGAAAGATGGAAGTCGATACAAAAAACAGGAGTTTATAGAGACTCTAAGGGAATGGTACAATTTCCTGTTATAGTATATAAAAGAACAACAGTAGAAAAAATTAATACATTAGGTAGCAAGGTTGATGTAAAAAATCCATTATTTGCCTCGTTTCAAAAAAGACATACAAAGGCAAATAGATATGATAATTTTCAGGTACTTACAAATAGACAGCCTACAAGACAGTTTCATAATATAGTTGTACCTGATTATGTAAAATTAACATATAGCTGTGTTATATATACTGAGTATCTTGAACAGTTAAATAAAATAATTGAAGACATAAATTATGCAGGAGGCCAATACTGGGGCAAGGAAGAATCATTCAAATTTCTTTCTAAAATTGATAGTTTTGATGTTGAATCAGTTGCAGAGCAAGGAGAAGATAGATTATCAAAATCAACATTTACACTATTAATAAACGGCTTTGTAATACCTGACAATGTACAAAAAGCTATGAGTAATTATAGTCCAAAAACATTTAGCAATGTTAAAATAAACGTAGAATCAGAAACAATACAAACAATGGAGGAAGTTGAAGAGCGACTTTCGAAAGATAGTATAATAAAACCAAAAGAATAGTTATAAGGAGAAAAAGTTATGGCAGAAGTAAAAACAAAAGAAGGTAAAAAATTTACCGAAGAAGAGTTAAAAAAAATCCAAGAAATTAAAAAAGCTTACAACGACTTAACAATAAAATTAGGTCAATTGCAAATGGAAAAGAATCATCTAAATGAACAGAGCAATAGACTTGATGAGGAATATAAATTATTAAGAAAAGACGAAGTAGGCTATGTAAGACAATTATCAGAAAAGTATGGTGTAGGTCAACTCGACTTAGAAACGGGAGTATTTATACCTGCTGAATAAATTTTTGAGATTGAAACTATATATTTATTATATGAAATAACGTGAATAGTTTATCACAAGATTTATATTTAAGGAGAAATAAAAATGGCTGAAAAAATAGTTAGTCCTGGTGTATTTACAAGAGAAAATGACCTGTCTTTTGTACAACAAGGTGTAGGGGCGATAGGAGCAGCAATCGTTGGTCCAACAGTAAAAGGTCCGGCGTTAGTACCTACAAAGGTATTTTCATATTCAGATTATCAAGCTTTATTTGGAGATTCATTCAAATCAGGAAGTGATTATTATCAATACTTCACTTCTATAACTGCAAAGGAATACTTAAAACATGGTGGTCCATTAACAGTAGTTAGAGTATTACCTGCGTTAGGTTCACCTGATTATTCAAATGCGACAGCATCTGCTCATATCACAAGAACAACAACTCCAGCAGTTAGTCCAAAAATACATACATGGAGTTTTATTGCGCAAGTTGACGATGGAGCTCAAATACAATATACAGCATCAAATGGCACAGCTTATTTATTTCAAGCAGAGTCTGGTGTAGTACCAGCAAACAATCCATCACAAGCTACAAACGCTGCAGGGACAACAACAGGTGTTTATTACTTTGGAATTGGTGCAGCAGCAGATTCAGGAGCTAATGATACTCCAGCTTTATTTGTAGCAGGTAATACTGGTTCAGGTGGTGGTTCATTCAACGCTATTACAGGAGATACATTTGTATCTATGTCAGACTCATCATTAGTATCTCCAACATTCACAATTTCAGGTTCAGAAACAAATCCTGTAAGTGATATCACGATTATTTCAGGGTCAATAACTTCAGGTTCAGTAGCAGGTACATATCCAGCAGCTACATCAACCGCTTGGGTTGCAGCAACAGCTTCTTGGGGAGCTAAAGCAGGTGTACCTAAGGCACTAAACAATCTTGGTGCAACAACTGATTATGATAATTTTACTGCGTCATTCCAAATAAAAACAATTGGCGATGGTGCTGTTATGAATAGTACTCCTCCTGATGGAACAATAGGAACAAACGATGTACTAACAGTTAACAATGTAATATATGGTACAGCAAATAATTTAAGATGGGAAGTAGGAACAGTTAATGAGAAAAAAGGTTCATTTACTTTAATTATACGAAGAGGAGATGATTCTTCAAAACGTAAAGTAATTTTGGAAACATTTAGCAATTGCTCTCTTGACCCTAAGGCTCTTAATTATATAGGAATCAATGTAGGTACAATGTATGATAAAATAGATTTATCAGATGCCGCTAATCCGTTTATACAACCTTATGGCTCATATCCACGAAAAAGTAAATATGTTTATATTGACGAAGCATCAGTATTACAAACAGTTAATTACTTAGACGATAATGGTGAAATAACAAATACAACATATACTGGTTCATTACCATTACCATCTTCTGGTTCATTTGGTGGTGGTAGTGATGGAGACCTTAAGCATCCACAAACATTTTACGAAGATGCAGGTCAAAACGCTACAAACGTACAAGGATTTAATCTCGTAAGTTCTGGACAAGCAGGATATAAAGGATATAAAGCTGCATTCGACTTATTGAAAAATGCAGATGAATATGATATAAACCTTTTAATTGCTCCAGGTCTTAACAACGAGCAACATCCGGCTCTTACTACAGAGATGATTAATCTATGTGAAGAGCGAGGTGATGTAATGACAATCATTGACCCAGTAAGATATTCAAATACATTGGCTGCAGCTGCAGGTGAGGCTGGAGAAAGAGATTCTTCATACGCTGCAATGTATTGGCCGTGGGTACAGATTGCGGACCCAATGACTGGAAAATATGTATGGGTTCCACAATCGGCAATGATGCCAGGTATCTATGCATTCAACGATAAGGTATCAGCAGAATGGTTTGCTCCTGCCGGTCTTAATAGAGGTGGACAGGAAACAGTAGTACAAGCTGAAAGAAAATTAACACATGCTAACAGAGATGAATTATATGAAGCTTCTGTGAATCCGGTTGCAACTTTCCCTGGTGAAGGTGTAGTTGTTTGGGGACAGAAAACTCTTCAAAAGAAAGCATCTGCTCTTGACCGTGTAAATGTTAGAAGGTTGTTAATTAACCTTAAGAAATTCATTGCTTCAGTATCTAAATACTTAATCTTTGAAAACAACACAGCAGCAACTAGAAACAGATTTTTATCACAAGTTAACCCTTACATGGAATCCGTACAACAAAGACAAGGTTTATATGCCTTCAAAGTTATTATGGATGAATCGAATAACACTCCAGATATTATAGATAGGAATATCATGAAAGGAGATATATTCATTCAACCGGCTAAGGCAGCAGAGTTTATTGTTATCGACTTTAACATTATGCCAACTGGTGCAACGTTTAACGACTAATAATTTATTAGAGGTGATATTTATATTAAATAAATAAGGAGAAAAACAAAATGGCAAATTTAATCGACCCAACAGAAATGATGTTCACGGCCTTTGAGCCTAAGGTCAAAAACAGGTTTGTATTTTATGTCGACGGACTTCCATCATATCTATGTAGAAAAGTCACAAGACCTAAAGTAGAAAATGGTGAACTAATAATTAAGCATATTAATAATCAGAGGATACTAAAAGGTAGAAGTAAGTGGAATGATATTTCATTAGAACTATACGACCCAGTTGTACCTTCAGGAGCTCAGGCTGTTATGGAATGGGTAAGATTACATCACGAATCTGTGACAGGTCGAAATGGATATGCTGATTTTTATAAGAAAGATTGTACAATCAATGTATTAGGTCCAGTAGGTGATAAAGTAGAAGAATGGTCTCTTAAAGGTGCATACGTAAAAGATGCAGATTTTGGGGAAATGACTTGGGAAGACGACAATACAGCAGTTGTAATTACAATGACATTAGGAATTGATTACGCAGTACTTCAATACTAATAATCTTATAAATACAATAATTAAAAATAGCTCATTAATTTGGGCTATTTTTTTGTTTGTATATATTTATATATACTAGTTATGATAAAAAGAAATTAAAAGGAGTTATATTATGTCTAAAATTACAGACCAATATCCAGGAAAAGAGTTATCAACAGACGATCTGAAAAAACAATTGGTTGAAGAGACCAATATAAAAGAAGCATCAGAAGCAAAATTTCCAACAGAAATTATTGATTTGCCTTCTAAAGGATTGCTATATACAAAAGATAATCCTTTATCTTCAGGGCAAGTTGAAATGAAATATATGACAGCGAAGGAAGAAGATATTCTTACATCTCAAAATCTTATTTCAAAAGGCGTCGTTATTGATATGTTATTGCGAAGTCTGATTATAGGAAACGGACAAGGTAAGAGAATTAATTATGATGACCTAGTACTAGGTGATAAAAATGCAATTATGATTGCAGCAAGAGTATTAGGATATGGTGCTGAATATCCTATAGATATAACATGTCCAAAATGTGGAGCAAAGCAGAAAGAAACAATAAACCTTGCAGATTTAGAGAACAAGGTAATCGATAGCTATCCAGAAAATGAAAATAGATTTGAATATGAATTACCATTAAGTAAAAGAAAGATTGAGTTTAGAATCTTAAGCCATAGAGACGAAGCAGCTATTGCAGATGTGGTAAAAAGAAAGAAAAAACAAAGCCGTTCATCTCAAGTTTCATTTGAATTGACAAGTAGACTTAAGCAGATGATTATTTCAGTAGATGGTAATGATGATAGAAGAGAAATTGAATCATTTGTAGAAAATGAATTTATATCTAGAGACTCTCATGCTTTTAGAAAGAATTTAGAGACTGTCACACCTGATGTTGACATGACTTATTTCTTTGAATGTCAAGAATGTGGACATGAAGAGCAAGTATCAATTCCATTAACCGTAGAGTTTTTTTGGCCTAGGGTCTGATTACAGGCCCGTACTACACAATCAGATATTCCAGCTTCTGTATCATGCACAAGGTGGGTTCAATCATAGTGATGTGTATCAAATGCCTGTATATTTAAGATTATTTTATTATAAAAAACTAGTTGATGCTAAAAAACAAGAAAAGGACGAATACGAAAAGGCTAAAAAAGGCGGTAGTTCAAAAAGTATAAAAAGACCGACATTTAATAAACCTTCGAAATAGCAAACATCTTGATATTTATATTAAACTAATATAGAATTAAGAGGTATGTCATGCACGAAACGAAATTAAGAGAAATCATCAGCAAGATGATTCAAAAAGAACTTTCCGAAAACAAAGCAATTACAAAAGAAGGTATCGTATCAAGTATACTCAACCACGTCTCAGATGTACTTAAAAAATCACGAGACAAAAGATACATGGCTAAATTAGACTCTATAGCAAAATCAAGTCCAGAAGGTAAAAGAGCTGTTGCCGACTTTGCAAAACGAGCAAAAGCACTAGATGATAGCTGGGATGATGTACAAGCTATGGTTAGTTCCGAAATGGATTCTTGGAAATAAGGAGTAAATAGCAATGCCTAAAGGAGGGATAGATAATTCAGATTATTATAAGCAAATGGAGAAAGACCTTCAGAAGGTGTCTAGTCTTCAAGATGGATTGTTTAGTAATTTTCAGAAAGAAGAGATTGCTCAAAAAGGTATATCAGAGCTACTTGAAACAAAAGTCACTTCATTAGAAAAACTTGTACAACTACAAAGCGAGGAATACAAAAAAGCTTCACAAGCAAATTCACTATTATCTAAAAATCAGACCTTGATGGAAAACATCCAGGGTAGAGCAGAGCGTATGGCTCTACTAAATAATCAAGATTTGCAAACAAGAATTCAAGCTGATAAAGTTGCAGAAAAAATTGCTTCCGCAAAAGAAAAACAACTTCAAATCCAACAAGATTACAATGCAGAACAAGATGCTAATGTACAAGCTGAAGAAGCAATTGTTAAAGCGATGGAGAAGAGAGTTGAGCAGCAAAAGAAAAACGAAGAATTTTTTGGATATTTCAAAGATAAATGGGACGATTTTATAGCAATCGCACAAGACCCTAAAATAGCTACAGGAGCATTTGTAGCAGCTTGGGCCGCTCAAGGTGTAGAGTTTGCAGGCACAATGAAAGAAGTAGGTGGTCAAATAGGAATGTCATTAGACCAGTCGATGTCAATGGGTACGGAATTGGCAGGAGCTTCATTACAAGGTGCGTTATTAGGTATAGGTGCAAAAGAAACTGCTGAAGCATTTGGAGGGTTATCAGAAGAATTTGGCGGAATGGCAAATATATCAAAAGATATGGTTACGCATACTGCTAAAATGGCAAAACACTATAACATGTCTGGTGCTGATTCTGCAAAGTTATTATATAATGCTATGGAATTATCTGATGGTAGTGAAGCAACAGCCAAATCTTCATTAGAAACTGTAGAAAATCTTGCACGAGGTGCTAGTGTACCTATAGGAAAAGTAATGACCGATGTAGCAAACAGTGCTGACCTTATAGCTCAATATAGCTATGATAATGTAGAAGCACTAGGTAAAGCTGCAGTTGAAGCGGCGAAGATGGGAACATCATTATCTCAAATGGCTCAGACCGCTGACAAGCTTATGAATTTAGATGATGCTAGAAATAATGCTATGCAATTATCGGTAATGTTAGGAAGACAAATAAATATAGATAAAGCTCAACAACTAATATATAATGGCGACCTTGAAGGTGGATATAAAGAAATGTTAAACCAGCTTGGAGGTATTTCACAGTGGAATCAAATGGATTATTACCAAAAGAAAGCTGCTGCAGAAATGATGGGTGTTAGTGTTGGAGAATTACAAAAGCAACTTAATCTACAGGCAGGTCTTACTGAAACAGGAGAGAAACATGCTTCAGGTTGGGCAAAAGTAGCAGGCTGGGCTAGCGACACGTGGGACTTCGCACAAAAAAATGCTGTGACAATTGGAGCTACTGTAAATATGGTAGGTGCAATGGGAAAAGGTTTAGCAAGTTTTGCACCTGCTATCGGTGGAATTGGCGGTAAAATGAAAGATGCATTCAAAGGTTCAGGAATTGGAAAATTTTTAGGTCATGGAAAAGGAGGGGGAGGAGATAAAGATGTATCTGTACCTGACGTTGATACTCCAAAAAAAGGAGTAGGCGATAGATTAAAAGATTTAGCAAAAGGTTTAAGAGAAATGGGTAAAAATACATTCAAAGGTATTGCTGCATTGGCACTGGCCGGTCCTGCTATGGTATTGGCTGTACCTGCAATCCCATTTTTAACATTTATGGGGCTAGTACCTCTTCAAATGCTAGAATCAAATCTTACAGGATTAGGTAAAGGACTTGCAAAAATAAACAATAAAGCGTTTCTTGGAGCTACTATACTAGGTGTACTTGGAATATCAGGTGCATTGATGGTTGCAGCAATACCTGCACTAGCTTTTATCGCAATAGCAGGAATACCATTACAATTTGGACTTCAAGGTTTAGGAAAAGGTTTGTCTTCATTAGGTCAAGCTGCAATGAATCCTTATACTTGGTTAGGTGTTGTATTACTAGGAGCGATTGGTGTTGCATTAATACCATTTGGAGTTGCACTTATGTTCGCAGGAGCTGGAATGGGGCTATTCGCTGCAGGTCTAGCAATGATGATGGCAATGGTACCTCCTATTATCGAAGCAATTGCAAATGCGATAGTAAAAATAATTGGTGCGTTTGCACAATTTGTAATGACAGTTTCTGAATTGCCTATAGAAAAATTATTAATAATGGGACCTGCGTTAGCACTTCTTGGTGTTGGATTCGCAGCCTTAGGTGTAGGAATGATGATGGCTATGCCTTCATTACTTTTATTATCACTATTAGGACCAACGGTATTTCCTGTTCTAGGAAAATTATTTGATACACTTGCTCCTGCTATAAAAGCAGTTGCCGATGCGTTTTCACAGATATTAGAATCAGCCGGTGCGTTCTTCAATATATTAAAAGAAATCAATCCTCTTAAATTAATTGGTTTGGCATACGGTATGGGGCTAATGGGAATAGCAGGTGTAACGTTATTATTTGGTACTTATGGTATAGCAGCTGCTGGTGTCGCATTGGGTGTAATGGCAGGTGCTTTATCTTTAATACCAGAAAATTTTGACATGCCTTCATTTGCAGCAGGCTTAGGGATGATGGGCGCTGTCGGACTTTTATTAGGACCAGCTGCAATAGGAATAGGACTATTTTCTTTATCATTAATTGGATTAGCAGGAGCGTTAGCATTGTTAACACCGTTCCTCCCTTCATTAATGGCGCTAGCAACAATAGGCGGTGGATTATTTGCAGTGACGCAATTTGCTAAAGGAGGCGGTGAAGGTGAAGGTGGCGATGCAATAATAAAACCTACAAATGCAAATATAATTGTAGGTGGTAAAATGGCTGCAGCAGGTATAGGAGAAGGAGGCGGTGGTGGAACTGAAGCAGTTATAGCTAAATTAGATGAATTAATTGAAAAGTTTGTATCAGGTCAAGGAGATGAAGGTAATAAACAAAAACAACCGATACAATTAGTAGTTAATCTAGATGGTAATAAAATTGGAGAAACATTGGCTGAATATGAGATTTAATGGAGTATAATAAATGAGTGAAAAGGACAAGAAAATACCAAATCTTCAAAAGAAAATGAATAGGACTTTAGAACAGTACTTTACTAAAAAAGCAAAAGTTCGACAGCCTGTAGGTACTAGCGTCAATCCATTAGGAGCATTTCAAATAAAGCCTATGGTACAAGATTTTAGCCGTCCTGTAAACTATCCAACTCCTTTACCTCAAAAGCCATTTGACTTTAAGCCTATATTTGGTACTGATAAAACAAAAGACAAGCAGAGAGGTGACGACCATCCAGGTAGAGATAAAAAATCTAAACTTACCGGCCAGGCACATGAAGGTGAAAATAAGTTTACACCTATTGAAGGAGATGGTCATTTAGGTAAGATGCCATTACCTAAAATAGAAACACCTGAAAAACCAGCTGGAGGTAAAGCTTTTTCAATTCCAGGTGGCGACCACGAAGCTAAACCGCCTAAACCTAAATTACAAGGGCAGGCACACGACCCTAAGGACAAATCTTTTGGTTTGATTGGAGATGACCATTTAGGTAAAATGCCAACACCTAAAATTGATGGTGAAATGCATCCTCCTAGAGATAAAGCATTTGGCTTAAAAGCACCAGAAAAACCTGAAAAAGAACGAGCATTTCAAATACCTGGTGACGAACACAAACCTAGAGATAGAGCATTTGGTCTAGAAGGTCAAGCTCATACTCCTAAAGATAAAGCTTTTGGATTAAAAGGAGGTGACCATAAAGGAGCTATATTAAATACTCCATTTGGAGAAACTCCTAGTAAACCAACTCATGAACTCAATCCAATAGAAGAACCCGTTACTGAACATCCAGCTGTAGGTGGAACTGACATGTCTGATACTCCAGAAAAATCAACTGCAGAAATACCTCCTATGCCTGAAACTCCAGAAAAAGAAGGATTTACTCCTAATGAAGCTTGGAATCAACCTATAGAATTTACCTATGCAGATAGAGGCACAAATGGTCATGACCCTTCAGGTGTGTTAAAAATACATCAAGACCAAGCAGCAAAAGATAAAAAACCTTGGGAAGGTGTTGCAGGTGATGGACAGAATTATACTCATCTAAATAATAACGAAACAAGATTTACAAAAGTAGATGAAAACGTATTTCAATTTGATAATAAAATGCCAGCAGGAGGTACAAGCCTTGCAACATGGACAAGAGCATTCTATAATAAAGGTCTCAAATTAACAGAAAATGACAATACAAATTATTCAATTGGAGCAGGTAGAGGAGGCAAGGTTCCTGAAAGTACATTATTAATAATGAAAGGAGATGTAGGAGATGGAACTGAAGGAGGTTTATTTAATAAGTCAGGTAAGGTTGCATCAAGAAATAAAGACAAGATGTATAAAAAAGTTGGAAAGAATAAATTTGTAAGCTTAAGAGATGAAGCCAAAAGAAATAATCCACGAGCATCACTATGGCTTTCATCGCCACAAGTACAAAGAGGTTTGTCTAAAGGTGCTGATAATCCTACAACTTTTCTTGAAAAAATAAATGATTTAACTGCACCTGTAATAGATTTAGTTAGAGTTTCAAAATATCTCGTAAGTCCTGATGGTTTATTATTTATGGCAAAGCAGGTAGGTTTGCAATTGTCAAATCCTAAAATGGAATTTACTACAGATGTCCACGCAAATCGTATATTCAACCCCCTTGCTTTTGCATTGCAAGTTCCTGCAAATGTATTAGGTATTCATATTGACCGACACAATCTAGGTCCTCTAAACGAATCATCAGGTATGATGGCAAGAAATTATGAAGGAGTAATAAATCACGAACAGCAAAATGCAGACGATGTTTATACACACAATAGACTAGCTGGTTTATTAAGTGATTTTGGACTAGATATTGCAGAGGAGTTCAATCCAAGTAAGATTCCGCTAGGCGGTAAAATAGATACATTGTCAGGAAATAATGGACCTCACGCACTTTATGGTATAATAGGTAAAACAAATATACATAGAAGTACATACGGTAAAGGAGGCTCTGCAATAGAATCGTCAAATTACTCTGTACATTTACCTTATGCAAAAACTTATGCTGCACCAGTATCAGATGTAAAAGAAGGTGAAAGCGACCCTAATTTTCAAATAACAATAGGTAATGACGGTAGAGAAGATACTGATGCAGATTTAACTAAGCCTATTACAAATCTATCTGACCCTGACAAACTTCCATCTACTGCAGCTCACGGCTTTCCTTCAAACACAGGTCCTATTGACCCTAAAGAAGAGATGCCAGGTTCGTTTTTAGTACACGATTATGACACTCTTACAAACTTTCGAGCTCAAAGAAAAGGATGGAAAGATTTTAGAGACCACGAAGGCTTCAAAGGTATATATGAAGACAGCAATATAATAAGACGATTAAGAATTACTGACCACGGTGTAAAACCAGGCCAGGCAAGTGATACTCAAGATATGTATGGAGATGACCCTGATAATGACAATGACTTTGTTAAAATAAAAATAGTCTCTAAAGAACCTGAATTAACTGTTATGGCAAGAGCTTATAATTTTGAAGTCACAGATAAGCTAAACCCAAGTTGGACTTCGTTTGCATATTCAGGTAATCCAGCAGAGTCTCACGTATTCGATAAAATAGGTAGGTCTTGGGAAATAAAATTTGCAGTTCCATCATTTTCAGCTCAAGAATTAAAAAGAAATTATTTGCGTCTTAATAATTTAATGAGATTGGCATCTCCCAAAATTGTATCTCAATATGCAAGTGGTAATATAGTAGAATTAACTGTAGGTCATTTATGGGTTGACCAGGCTTGTATAATTGATACGTTTCAATATAATTTTATAGGCGAACAATGGGATATAGCATTTGGAGATGTTGGAGAAAAAGGAAGCGAAACAAGTAAATTCGAATTACCAATGCACTATGAGGTGACTATGGGAGGTAAATTCCTTGTCAATTACGATGGTGGAGTTTGGAACAACGAAGGAACTTTCTTAAACAGCGATATATGGTCTGATATTATGGGATAAAAAAATGAGAAGATACGAAAATAATAAAACTAAAATAACAAAAAATTTTAATAATACTAGAAAGCTAGTATATAAAACGACTTTTTATCCAAAAATAGATAGACACGAAACTGATATTTATATCCATACAAGGGACGGAGATAGATTAGACAATCTTGCATACGTTTATTATAGAGATGTCAAGCTTTGGTGGATTATTGCTCAAGCGAATCATATAGGAAAAGGTTCTATGAATGTACCACCTGCAAAGCTTATAAGAATACCTACTATGGATAGAGTATTTGAGATATTAAATGAACTTAAGGCACATCAAAAAACGAGGTTATAATGTCAGAGGAAAGAAAAAATTGGTATAACGGTACTCTAATGACCGATGCAGTCATATCTCACATGTCGACGAGAAAAGACTCAAGCTTTGCTGGTAAGTGGAAAGCTGAAAAGCGACCGTGGATGAGACTAATATCTAATTCTACTCAAGGTTCTTGGAAAGGTATGACAATAGATGGCGGTGCTGATTTTTGGAATCGGTCTGGTTTATATGAAGAGGATTCAGGTAGAATAGCTGCAAGACCAACACTCGAAGAAATATCAATTCAATCAACCGGAACAGCCGGTACGATGAGAAAAGCAAATATAAAATTTAGAGTATATTCTTACAAACAATTAGCAGATGTACAAATGTCGTTTTTTATTCCAGGTATGTCTGTATTTGCATATTGGGGATGGACAATAACTCAAGATGAAACACCTGTAAATACAAATCCAGGTACAGATGGTTTAACATCACTTAGCGATATTACAGCTACAATAAAAGAATGGTCAAATTCTCAACAAGGATGCGCTGATGGTATATGCGGAGTTGTATCTAATTTTGAATGGTCAAAAGCTCAAGGTGGTGGTGCAGATATGAAAGGCTTTGATTGTGAAATAACAGTAGAGTCACCAGCTAAATCTTTTTTAGAGCAATCAGTGAATCCTTCAAATCAAAAAAATTGTGGGTGTACTGAAGGTTCAGAAGATAATGACGATAAAGATGATAAAGTAAAAGGAGGTTGGGTTAAACAAGCAATAAAAGACCAAGCAAAATCTGAGATGGATAATTTAGGTTCAGGTCAAGTATGGAAAAATAATTCAGGTGAAATACTAGGTGTTTCGTTTTCATTTGATTCAGGACATCAACCTGACCCTGATGATAAATGGTATGAAAAATTATGGGATTCTTTTACTGCACTTGTTGGAAGCACTCAGACAAATCATTATGTCACTTGGGATTGGTTTGAAACAACATGTGTGACGTCGGGTCTATCTGTAGCTGGAGAAAATTATAAAGCATCAAATCTTGCAGAGTTTACTGAAGGTATACAATCAGATGAAAGATTTGCAGATAGAATATGGAGATTGAATAGTGCTGGAGTCAAGCTTGCAAAGCCATCCGACCCAACAAAATTCTGTTCAACAAATCCTTTTGTATGTATAATACCAGGACATTTTCATTGGGATGTTGCAGGTAAAGGTGATACTTTTGATAGCGCGACAATGCTTATGTTTGCAGACGTATCAAATGCAGAAGGTATAAAAAGCTTGCCACCTTGGGATGGAGATATTGGTAAAATCTTTATAAATTGTAATTATATATGGGCAGCATATAATGAATCAGACACGCTTCATGATTTTATAATGAAAGTAGCAAATGGTGTAAATGAAGCATGCGGTAATTGGTGGAATTTACAAATATGCGAAGACCCATATGATAGTTCTAGATTGGTAATCAAAGATTTGAAAGCTGTAGAAACACAAGCAGAAGCTCCTGTATTAGATATGGGCTCGACAACACCAATAGCAAGAAATTGGGGAATGTCAACAGATGTCCCTGCTGCATTAAAACACTCGATTATTTTAGGTGCAAATGGCAAACCTGATGTGCCATTACCAACAGACGACCCAACAAAAGTTTGGAGAATATATGGACGTGAGATTCAAGATTCAGTCTTAGGCGGCCTTGAACAATCAGTAAAATGCGAGCCTGATGAAATGGCAAAGGAAAGAGACTGTCCTAAAGGAAGTGAAATGGAAGGTGGTAAGAAAAAAATATCTGATTTTGAGGATGACTTAGTAGCTGCATGTTCAGATTTATTAGATAACGTAACAGATGAAACAACATCATCAGCTGCATCTGCAATGAAAGCATATTGGCAATTTAGACAAGAAGAGGCAAGAGAAAATTCACAAATTGCAATACCTATAAGCTTTGATTGTACTTTAGATGGATATGGCTCATTTGCTTGGGGTATGGGATTTAGTGTACGTCAAATAAATGAATCTGGTATTTTGCCAGACGGATATAGATTTATTATTACAGGTATAAAACAAAAAGTAAATAGATTAGATTGGACAGTAGATTTAGAAACAAGACTTGTAATGCCGGCAGAAGGTGGAGTAGTAGATTTAGAAACAGGTAAAAGAGCAGAGGCAGAAGCAATTGCAAAAGCAGAACCTAATCCTACAAACGTACAAGTATATGATGATTCTCCTGTAGAAATTGTAGAAAATGAAAATGCAGAAGACCCTGAATTAACATTCAAAATTCCTACATCTCAAGGATGGAATGTAAGAAAAGATACAGGTGGAGATGGTAGATGGAATGCTCCTCGTGGAGGTCGTCAACATAAAGGAATTGACTTAAAATCAAGTGTAGGTGACCAGTTAGTATCACCTATAGATGGAAAAGTTAAATTAACAGCTGCAGTTGCAGGTGGTATGCCAGGTACAAAAATTGAAGGTACAGGAGATTATGCAGGATATACTGCCTATTTATTCTATGCTGCACCAAATAGTGGTATGGTTGGTAAGCGAGTTAGTAAAGGTGAAACAGTTGCAACACAAGGAGATTTATCAGTCGATTATCCTGAAAACGTAACTGACCACGTTCACGTTGCAATCAAAAAAGGTGGCGAACATTTAGACCCATCATTAGGTGATGGAGATATAAATTGGGAGGCGTAAATGAAAGTATATAAAAAACGACATCTTAAATTTGATTTTAATATAGATAGTGAATGGGTTTTCAAAGCAGGTCCTAGAGAAGGCGAAATATATAATGGTCCTATTATAATATATAGACAGAGATATTTTGCAGGCGAAATAATGTCTGCAGAAATAGAAAAGAAATGGGAGATAATACCTAGACCTTCTATAGATAAAATGAATGAGGCAAGTGGTACCACTGATAAAGAACATAAAATATACGATAAACTAAAAAAGAAATATGCTAAAGGCTTTACTTTTCCAAAACCTTGGACACATATACTTACTGATGAGCATAGAGAAAAAGGAGAATATACAAGATATTTTGTTGAATTCAAGGGAGAGGTCACTGAAGTTTCAGAAGGTAATTTTGATTATTACAAATCACCTTCAACAGGTTATCACCCAGGTGTGAAATTTGTATCAGTAGATATGAAGCTAGATGTTATGGAGACTGATATTAATCAAG